ATCTTGCTTCAAGATCACAGTTGCCTCTTGAATATATCTGTCTATTGATCTTTGACTAACACCCCACTCAGTTGATGCAAACTGACTTATTTCTGATCGAACAGTACCAACAGACAAAAGCTTTGCAACTTTGTTCACTCTGAACTCATGCTCATTTTTGCTAGTTCTGCCGTTAGACACTATGGAATTATGGTTTTTATTATTCTAAATGTAGCGTCAATCGCCAGATTTTGTCGATTTTCCTTGTTTTTCCCAGCTATTTTTTAAGAATATAAGCTCATCAATCCTTTTTCTAAGTGCCTTGATGCGGTCATTGTTGAAGCTATCAAAGTCTTTATTTTTCATTCCCACTCCTTTGGATGACCACTGCTTAATTGTATTGTGTAATCTTTTAGACTTTCTAAAGTCATACCAACTAATTTGTCTGTATTCCATTTTCCATCTTCAAAAGGTATTAATTCAACACTTACTCCGTCTAATTGATAGCCAGTCATTTCCCACTCATTTTCGGGGTTTTCGTATAAACCACCAAATTCAATAGAAAAATTAAAGATACGGTATGAGACTTCTTTTTCTACTCCTTTTTCTTTTATGTATTTATATACATATGCACCTTTTAAGGCATCAAGTGGCAAAGAAGATTCTGCGTCTAGTTTCATAATGATTTGATAGTAAAGTTTGCAAGTTGATCTTTCACCTTTTGAACTTCTGGTGGTAATTTAGTTTTCTTTTTTTTCAAATTATCAGCAATTATTTTATTCATCAGTTTTGTAGTTTTTATCCAGTTTTCTTTTCTGATGTTATGTATTTCTCTGACAATATCAATGTCAAGATTTACACCAACATTGTTTCTTATGGTGTTATCTAGTTCTCTGTAACCTTTGCAGACTAATTGGTTGTCTTGGTCATAAGTTGCATTAGCGGCAGAACACCAGCATATGAGAGCTAAATCATGTCCACCACAGCGTTTTCCTGAGTCATCTATATCATAATCAGGCAAGTGTTGGTTGATTAGTCCATCAGAATTATGAATTATTCCAGAATCGTTACAAGCGTGACATTCATAGTATGGTGCTTTAAATGTAACTTCCCGATCAATAGGTGATCTTTTATAGTTTTTCATTTAAAAAGGGGTGGTTTTGGGTTTTTTAAATGTAGGTGCTTTTTTATCCAGTGTCAACAAATATTGTTCATATTGACCATTTTTTATATACCTATGAGCATCACAAAATAATGGCGTAAACTTATCCTGTTTTAATTGCTTTGTTCTAGCTCTTATATCGGCCTCAAGGCAGTCTTTTAGTTTCTCCCTTGTCTTTGTATCTAATTTCATAAATTCATTATATGCAAGCTTTTTTGACAGAGATATGACTCTCATGTTTTTTGGTATTTCCAGATAAGTTTTCCAAAAAGGTTCAAAGCTTTTATTTTTATAGATATTTGTTTTAGATACTATTGTTTTAGTTAGGGTCGTTCTCAACGACTGGGGGGGTAGCTGTGGCGTACTAGGGGGGTAGTTTTCAGCTACTGGGGTAGTATGTATCAACGACCCCGCATGAATACTGGTATCTGGTACAGGAAGTGTCTTACATTGATGCCAAATTGTAACCCTATAACAGTTGGTTCTCTGGCCATATTCATCAATCCTGTATTGCTTTTGCAGTAAACCTAGTTCTACAAGTTCAGCAACAGTCTTGATAACTTTGTCTCTAGACATCTTTGCATCTTGGGCAATCTTTGGATAACTAGGCCAAATGTTTGGATAATAACTCTGCAAAACCCACAGCACTGACAGTTGATATGGTGTTACTTTCCCTTTTAAAGCTGTCGGCAAAGCAATAAATGGGGTATTCTCTGGAATAAAACTCATTTTTATGGAATATATAATTCACGTTAAAGGCATGGAGTCTGCTCCACAGGGAAGCAAAAAACACGTTGGCAATGGAATAATGGTTGAAACAAGTAAACGTCTAAAAGCATGGCGAAATCAGGTGAATTTGAGGGCAAAGTTAATAGTGGACGATATAATAAATGAACCAGTTGCGATAGAGGTGGTGTTCTGGTTCAAACGCCCGAAGCTTCACTATCTCCCGTGTGGTCTTTTACGTCAAGCGGCCCCTGTGTATATCACCAACAAAAACAAAGGTGATCTGGACAAACATTGCAGAGCATTACTTGATTCTCTCACTAAATCTGCATTTGCTGACGATAGCCAAGTAGTAAGTTTACAAGCTGAAAAAAAGTATTGTGAAACAGAATGTCAAACTGGTGCAACCATAAAAATAAAAACCATAAATGAAAAGAATATCTTGGGTGATATGTCCTAAATGTCAGGAATATACAGACCAAAAAGTAAGAAGGTCAGACCGCAACTCAAAACACGTTATTGTCAGACGTAGAGAATGTTTTAAATGCAGCCACATTTGGCACACTATTCAATATCCAGAAATGATTGTTGAAGATATAAAAGCTAAATATGTTTTGTGTGAGTAGTCGGGTGATGGATAAGCACTTCGCTTGCTCCCCTGCCTTTCCTAAGTCTCAGTAGGTGTTGTATGGCTTTCAGACCCAGCTTTGCAATGGGTCATCAGGCTACCCGACTCATAATTCATTCAATGCGTGTTCGAGAGAATAAACAACTCTGGAAATGATACCAGCGTC